CAAAATTCTACAACTACCTAGACAACAACTGGGAATCTGATGCAGAAGAAGCAACAGGTAAAGAAGACCCAACTGCTGAAGAAGAAGATGCAGTTGCCGCAGAAAAAGAAGCAAATAAAAAGAAAATGGTTCGCGACAATAAAGACGAGGACGATGACGAATGAAACTAATCACGGAAATGACAGAAAATGTTCAGTTTCTCGTTGAAACAAATGAAGAAACAGGAAAGAAAAGCCATTACATCAAAGGTGTCTTTATGCAAGCGGAGCAAAAGAACAAGAATGGTAGAGTATATCCTCTTGGAATCATGGAGAATGAAGTTGGTCGTTATGGTAAAGAATATGTTGCAAAAAACCGTGCAATGGGAGAACTCAACCACCCACAAGGTCCTACAGTAAATCTTGACCGTGTATCACACATGATTAAAGAATTGAATATGGCAGGAAATGATGTTCAAGGTAAAGCAAAAATAATGGACACCCCAATGGGTAAAATTGCACAAAACCTAATCGGTGAAGGTGCAAGACTCGGTGTTTCATCTAGAGGTATGGGTTCACTAAAAGCAAATTCACAAGGAATTAATGAGGTGCAAAAAGACTTCATGCTTTCAGCAGTAGATATTGTTGCAGACCCATCCGCACCTGGCGCATTTGTAGACGGTATTATGGAAGGTAAAGAATGGATTTGGGACAATGGTATCTTTAGAGAAGAAGTAATAGAACAATATAAAGAGGTAATAGAAAAGAGTTCAGCAAGAGAATTGCAAGAAAATGCGATTAAAGCATTTGCTCATTTCTTGTCAAAACTTTAATTTTTTATACATAATAGAAGTTAAAGGTTCAATTAATGACAGAATATATTTTAGAAAATAAAGCTAAGAAGAAAGCATCAGAACTTGCAGGTAAGGCAAAACAAGCCCTCAAAGATAAACTAAAAAGAGAAATCGAGGATGCTCCAGGAAAAATAGTAGATGCTGGAACAAATGCCATTAAAAATGCAATAATCCAAGGATTTAAAGGATTAAATAGAAAAAATAAATGATGGAACAAAAACACTAGGAGATTAAATCTACCATGAATAACGAAGAAACTAATTACAACGACTTATACGAAGCGGGCAAAGAAACCCCAACTTTAGATACTAAGTCTGTAGAAGATGAAAAACTGTATCAGTCTGCGGATGGAAAACACGCAAAGTTGGGCACCGATAAAGGAACAGAAGGTAAAGATAAGAAGAATAAGTCTTCTATCGCTGCGAAAGCATCAGCCGCTTCTAGTAAAGTTGAAGTTCCTCACGCACTTGGAACTCCTCAAGAAAGAATGGAACAAACGCTTGAAGCACTTTTTGATGGTGAAAATCTCACAGAAGAATTTATGGTTAAAACTGCAACAATCTTTGAGGCAGCAATCAACGAACGAGTTGGTGAAATTGAATCAATCATTCTTGAACATTATGAAGAACAACTCGCAGAACATATCCAAGAAGTTTCAACAGAACTAGCAGAAAAGTTAGATGACTATCTTGGTTATGTTATAGAAAACTGGATGGAAGAAAACGAACTCGCAGTAGAAACTGGTATTCGTTCAGATATCGCAGAAAACTTCATCGGTGGCCTCAAAGAACTCTTTGATACTAACTTTATTGATGTTCCAGACGAGAAATACGATATCGTTGAAGATATTGCTGAAGAAAATGAACAATTAAAAGCATCATTGAATGAAGCAATTCAAAACAATATATATCTTCACCAAGAAGTTGTATCACATCGTTGTCAGGAAATCTTTTTTGAAGAAGCAAATGGACTAATTGATACGGATATAGAACGATTAGCATCATTATCTGAAAATATTGAATTTGAAGACGAAGAACAATATAGAGATAAAATTCAAACACTCAAGGAAGGTTATTTCGGTGATACCGAATCTTCGAGTTCCCTGTCATACTTAAATGAAGAGGGTTCATCTTCTGAAAATGTAAAATCAAATAGTCCCATGATGGACGGATATATGAGTGCAATTAGTAGACACACAGATTCAAACAAAATGGTATAAAACTTAAATTTTATACATAATAAGTAAATCGAAATTAAAATAACCCTTTAGGAGAAATATAGAAATGGATAGTAACACAACACCATATGATCAATTACAGGAAAAATGGAATCCTGTATTAAATCATCCGGATCTTCCAGAAATTGAAGATTCATACAAGAAAAAAGTAACAGCGGCACTTTTGGAAAACCAAGAGGCTGCACTTCGTGAGCAACACCTCACAGAATCAACACCAACAAACGCAATGGGTGGCAACTTCAGTAACGCACAAATCGGTACTGCTGGCGGCCTCGCTGGTTATGATCCAATTCTAATCAGCCTTGTTCGCCGTTCAATGCCAAATCTAATTGCTTATGATTTAGTAGGTGTGCAACCAATGTCTGCACCGACTGGACTCATTTTCGCAATGCGTTCACGATATGACACACAATCTGGTGCAGAAGCATTGTATCAAGAAGCATTTGCTAAGTTCTCTGGTGCTGGTAACACATCAACAGGTGCTGCATTCAGTTCAACTGGTGGTATCGACCCAACGGGTTCACCGTCACTTACTGGCTTCCGTGCATTGCTCACATCAACTGCTGAAGGTATGGGTTCTTCAGATGGTACTGCATTCCGTGACATGGCGTTCAGTATTGAACGAGTTGCTGTTGAAGCAAAAACCCGTGCATTGAAAGCAGAATACACCACAGAACTCGCACAAGACTTGAAAGCAGTTCACGGTCTTGACGCAGAAACTGAACTTGCTAACATCCTCTCAAGTGAAATCCTTTCAGAAATCAACCGAGAAGTTGTTCGAAGCATTTATGTTTCAGCAAGAAACGGCGCACAACACACAGATTTGTCATCAGCAGGTACATATGACCTTAACACAGATAGTGATGGTCGTTGGAGTGCTGAACGATTCCGTGGTTTGATGTTCCAATTAGAACGAGAAGCAAACATTATCGCAAAGCAAACACGAAGAGGCAAAGGTAACTTTGTTCTTTGTTCATCCGATGTTGCATCCGCACTCGCAATGGGTGGTTGGTTACAACTCTCACCCGCACTAAATACATCATTAGATGTTGATGACACTGGTAATACATTTGTTGGTACACTCAATGGTAAGATGAAAGTATACATCGACCCATACAGTGCTACCACAAACGATGCCCGTTCAAGTGATATTAACTTCGCTTGTGTTGGATATCGTGGTAGCAATCCATACGATGCAGGTATTTTCTACTGCCCATATGTTCCATTACAAATGGTTCGTGCAGTTGGTGAAAACACCTTCCAACCAAAAATCGGGTTCAAAACTCGGTACGGTATGGTTGCAAACCCATTCGCACACGATGATGGTACTACTGTAAGTGTTGGTTCGGGTAAGAATGTCTACTACAGACTCTTCACCATTACTAACCTTCATGGTAACACATAATTAGTGTAGAATAACACTGTGAAATCAGGGTGTCCTTCGGGACACCCTTTTTTCTTATACATAATGTAAGGAGATTTGTATGGCATATGAAGGTGGATATACTGGGGAAAAGGCAGGATATACTGGGCCAGGATTGCCTGATGTTACAAGAGTATCAGATCCCAGGCAACCAGATACTAATAACTATCTCTCTACTAATTATTTTAAATTTGAAATTACCAGACTTCCGTTGGTAACATACTATTGTCAACAAGTTAATCTTCCTTCACTTTCTTTATCTCCAGTGGAACAACCTACCGTCTTTGGAACATCTGCCAAATGGATTGGAGGCAAATACACATGGGAAGAATTAAATGTCAGTTTCCTTGTTGATGAGGATATGAAAAACTGGATTGAAGTTTTTGAATGGATGGAAGAAATTGGAACGATGGTAGATTTTAAAAGTAATATCAGTGCCCAGTCAACACGCAAACATCCTGGCCAATTTGGAGATTTCTTTTCTAATTCAAAAATATCCATTACAAATAGTAGTTATAAAACAAAATTGGAAGTTGATATCCACGATATGTTTCCTATAGCATTAAGTGGCATCCAATTTAATAGTACATCTTCTGATAATGAACCAATTGTAGCCAATGCAACTTTTGCATATACCTATTATTCAATAAACCGACTAACAAATTCACCATAATACTTGATTTTTCTGAAATCTATGGTATAGTATACACATGAATATAGATGATATTAGGCAACTAGTGAATAAAGATATGGTCATGGATGAAACTGCATTAGACATTGAATCTATGAAAACTCCCCAATTGCATAACAAATACCTAATAATTTTCACAGATGAAAAGCTTATATTAGGGAAATTAAAATCAGATTTCAGTGTTCTTAGAAAAAACAAATGGCTATATTATACTGGCAAATTAAGTCAAGAACAACTAGATGATTTTGGATGGGACACATTTGACTTAAACATATTAAAATCAGATATTGACAAATTTTTAGATGCCGATGATGATATAATTACATTGGCAAATAGAATACTGTTACAACAGGAGAAGGTAAACTACTTAGAAAATGTAATTAAATTAATCAACAACAGACAATGGAACATTCGTTCTGCTATTGATTGGTTAAAGTTTACTAGTGGATCATGAGTGATTTAGAAATATACCAAGAAGATACCGTGAACATTAAAGTTCATTGTGAACGAAGTATTGCCAAAGAACTCAGCCAATTCTTCACCTTTACTGTGCCAAATTATCAATATACCCCTGCGTATAGAAACAAAATGTGGGACGGCCAAATACGTTTATTTAATGTTCATACACATATGATATATGCAGGCCTAAAAGACTATGTTAGGTCTTTTGCCAACGAAAGACAGTACACATATGAAGACAAAATGGCTAGTTCTTCTAAAAACATAACAAAAGAACAAATTAAATCATACCTCAAAGACAAGATAAAACCCGCAATTAGTGGCAAATCTATTACTCCATATGACCATCAGGTAAATGCAATTCAACATGCAATCGAACATGACAGATGTTTGTTACTATCTCCAACAGGGAGTGGCAAATCACTCATCATATATTCATTAATTCGCCATTATGAAAAAGTTATACCCAAAGAAAAGAAAATCCTAATCATTGTACCCACAACTGGTCTTGTGTCACAAATGTACAACGACTTCAAGGATTACTCATCCAATTCCAAATGGGATGTAAATGAAAATTGCCATGTCATATATGCAGGTAAAGATAAAGTGACAGAAAAACAAGTTGTTATATCAACCTGGCAGAGTATATACAAAATGCCGCAGAAATATTTTGAAGAATTTGGTGTGGTATTTGGTGATGAGTGCCACCTTTTCAAAAGCAAATCATTGACAGCGATTATGACAAAACTTACTCACTGTCCATATAGAATAGGTACAACTGGTACATTGGATGGAAGTCATACGCATAAACTCGTCATTGAGGGTTTATTTGGTAGAGTGTATAATGTTACAAGTACAAAAGACTTGATGGAAAAAGAACTCTTATCCGAGTTATCAATTGAATGTATCACCCTACAATATACCCCAAAGGAAATTCAGGAAGTAAAAAGAATATCTTATCAAGAAGAAATTAAATGGATTGTTGGAAATGATAAAAGAAATAAATTCATTTCAACTCTTTGTTGTACTCTACACGGCAACTCTTTATTATTATTTAATTACGTTGAAACTCATGGAAAACCATTATATGAAATGATAAAAAAAGAATGTGAAGACCCCAGAAAAGTGTTCTTTATTTATGGCGGAACAGATACGGAACAACGAGAAGAAATTAGGCAAATTATTGATAAAGAGAAGAACGCAATCCTAATTGCATCGTATGGTACTTGTAGTACAGGAATCAACATCAGGAACATACATAATATCATATTTGCATCACCTTCTAAATCAGTTATTCGTGTATTACAATCTATTGGCCGCGGATTACGAAAATCTGAAACAAAAGATAAAGTAAAATTATATGATATTAGTGATGATTTATGCTATAAGAAATATAAAAATCACACTATGAAACATTTAGAAGAAAGAATACGCATATATAGTAGTGAGAACTTTCAATGGAAATCGGTAAAAATTCAGTTATGAGAGGTAATGATGAAAAAAAATTCATTTAGAATTCTTAAACTTAAAAGTGGGGAAGAATTAATAACTAGAATTGCTGGCGAAAAGAATGGCAATCTAATTATTGAAAGACCAATGAAATTTCATTCTTCATTAATGACTGATGGTTATGGTAGAACCAAAGAATTTACAATTCTTAAAAATTGGTTGATATATTCATCTTATGAAAAAACAACCATTCCTAAAGACTTTATTGCATCCTTTCTTAAACCAGATAATGATGTTCTTCAACTCTATGAATTGGAAAAGAAAAAAGATGATTCCATGAAGAATCAGAAAAATAATAGAATCATTAAAAAAGACTCAAGAAATCCATATATTCCCAAAAATAACCGACCAAACAATTTTAAAGATGCAGAAGAAGTTCAAAAAATGATGGATATGCTTCATAAAGCACCTATAGATGAAGAAATGATGGATAGAGTCATGAATGAGATTAACAATCTAAGTGATGAAGAATTGGATGAATTACGAAAAGATTCAGAAAGAAATAATGAAATGGATGATGATTTTGAAAATTATATCACTATGAGCCTTTATTTGCCACCAGAAGCACTTTTAACTTTAATTGACTCTGGTTTGGTAGAAGAAGACCAAATTAAATCAATTATTGATTCTCTTTCTCAAGGGAAAACATCTTCGGAAGATGAATTCCCTTTTGGTAATTTTCCAAAAGAATTGTTTGGTGGTGCATTTCCACCAATTGGATATAAGAAATTTAAAGATGAAGACCCCAATGGTCGGGATTCTGATGAATATGGTTTACACTGGAAAGATTGGAGCCCATATCCAGATGATTATTTGGATGATAGGCCTTAATACCCTTGTTTCCCGGGGCACTGATAAGTGTAACGCGGAAAACGAGAATTGTCAAGAAAAAAACTAATATTTATTTTGATTTTTTTAAAAATATGAGTATAATATAAATAATGAGTAAGAAGAAACGTACAAAACACCAATATATCGATAACAAAGTGTTTTATAGTGCAATGGTTGAATGGAAGAAGGATGTTATTGAAGCAGAAAATTCAGATGAAAAGAGACCGCCAGTTACTGATTATATTGGAGAATGTTTTTTATTGATTGCAGAACATCTTTCACATAGGCCAAATTTTATTAATTATGATTATAGAGAAGAAATGATTGGAGATGGTATAGAGAATTGTTTGATGTATGCACACAATTTTGATCCAAATAAATCAAAGAATCCATTTTCATATTTTACACAGATTATATATTATGCATTTCTTAGACGAATTGAGAAAGAAAAGAAACAATCATATGTGAAATATAGATTGATGGAACAAATGGATGATGGTTCATTAAGCAGTTGGTTTAAAGAGAATTATTTTGAAAAATCAACTAAGAAAGCAATGACTGATCATTTTAATTTAAATGACACAGATATAGAAAAGTTTACACCAAAGAAACGTAAGAAAAGAACTTCAAAACAGAAGTCTGCCAAAAATAAAAAAGAAAATAATACATTAGAATGTATGTTACAGGATGAACAAAGTGAAGATAGCACTGATAAATGACACGCACTTCGGTGCAAGGGGCGATAGCCAATTATTTTTAGATTATTTTATGAAGTTCTTTGATGGTGTGTTTTTTCCATATCTAAAAGAGAACGACATCAAAACAGTTATACATGCTGGCGATTTAATGGACAGGCGCAAATATGTAAACTTTAACATATTAAATCAAATTAGAACAAAGTTTATGGATAGGTTGAGAGATGAAGGCATTGAGTTGCATTGTATTCTTGGCAACCATGATGTATATTACCGAAATACAAATGTAATTAATTCAATACGAGAATTATTCGGCGATGATTTAATTTTATATGAAGAACCTACTGTGGTAAACTTTGATGGTTTAGATATTGCATTGTTGCCTTGGATGAATACAGAAAATTATAATCAATCAATTGATTTTATTAAAACTGCATCTGCACCAATTCTCATAGGGCATCTTGAATTGCAGGGATATGATGTAATGCGTGGAGTTAAATACGATGGTGGTATGAATCCAAAACTATTTGAAAGATACGAACAAGTATTTACAGGACACTTTCATTGTCGGCAAGAACACGGAAACATTTATTATATGGGAACACAATATCAAATCACCTTTGCAGATTTACATGAACAAAAAGGGTTTCATGTATATGACACAGACACAAGAGAGATTGAGTTTCTTCCGAATCCACACAAGATGTTTCATGCAGTAACATATAACGATGAAGATGGCCCAGTTGACAGCGCAAAATTTGATTGTGAATATCTTGATGGAGCATATGTAAAATTATATGTTGAGGAAAAGAATCACCCATATTCATTTGAACGATTTATGGATAAATTATACGATTGTGGTGTCGCGAAGATTACAGTTGTAGAGGAGTTTGATAGTGCTGAATGGACACAAGAGGAGATAGTTGATTTGGCACAGGATACCGTCACATTAATCAACAATGAAATAGATTCTCTTGAAGAAGTAAAAGATAAAGGCCGAATGAAACGGCTTATTAAAGAATTGTATATGGAATCTCTTTCGGTATGATTATATTTACAAAACTTTCTTATAAGAATTTTCTTTCAACAGGAAATTATAAAACAGTAATAGATTTAATAAAACACAATAATACACTTATAAGTGGAGATAATGGAGCAGGTAAATCTACTATGTTGGATGCCATTACGTTTGCATTGTTTGGTAAGTCTTTTAGGGGAATTAATTTACCATTACTTATCAATTCAATCAACGAAAGAGATTGTGAAGTTGAATTGGAGTTTTCATTAGGTAAAGATGAATATAAAATTATTCGTGGATTAAAACCAAAGAAATTTGAAATATACAAGAACGGTGAAATGTTAGACCAAGATTCCAAGTCAAAAGACTACCAGAAGATTCTTGAAGAACAAATATTAAAAATGACATATAAGAGTTTTTGTCAGGTGGTTATTCTTGGTTCAAGTAATTATGTGCCATTTATGAAACTTTCTGCAAAAGATAGAAGACTTGTTGTAGAAAATTTACTTGATATAGATGTGTTTTCTGTTATGAATACTCTTGTTCGTGGTAGATTACAGGCAGCGAAAGAATATATTAAAGATATAGACCACAAAATTGAACTCACAAAAGAAAAGGTAGATGCAAAAAATAAACTCATTGAAACTCTTCAAAAAAAATCAAATGATTCTGTAGAAAAATATAGAGAAGAGGCCAAAGAAACAGGCAATCAGATGAATAAACTTGCAGAAGATATTGAACTGCATGAAAAAAAGATTGATAAATTATTAGAACAAGTAAAGGATAAAGATGGTGTTTCAGATAATTTATTGCAATCTGAATCA